TAATGTCAACACCAAAGGCATCACGAATAATAAATGCTTGTTCCGATACTGCTTGTAGTTGAGCCGTAGGCAGGTTTTGAAGGTTACGAGCCACCGTCGCAACGCCCTCGGCTGCGTCGGCGCTACTTTCCCCGAACGCTTTTAAATATAATTCCTTGGCGATCGAGGTTAATTGTTTTGCTCTTTCGCCGGTAACACCAAGTGACGCTTGAATTCTCCCTTGCGCCGCTTGCCAATCGGCCGCTGACTTGATGGCAATTCCACCCATCGCGGCCATTGGAACGGATAAACTCTGTGTCAATTGCTCCCCGGATGTTCGCATCCGTTCATTCAAGCTAGCCAGGGAGTTTTGAACGTTTTTAATTCCTTTTTCAAAGTTTGATATTTTCGCGCCGATTTCAACAAAAAACTCGGATACTTTAGGCATGCTTTTTCACCTGCCTTGTAACAGGAATGGCATCCGGCCCCATCAAACGAACAGCGCGCTCGAATCGTCTGCGCCGTTCTTCAAGCGAAACGTTGTCTTTTTTCCGATCGCGACGACGATACAGATCGGAACCCTTAAGATTCCGCTTTTTGTAATGCGGTTTTGCGAGAATCGCTGTGAAATGCGCCAACAATTCGCCGAGTTCATCTTTGCGCCACCAATATCCATCAACCATCCACTTAATCTCTTTTAGTGTGCTGTTCCAAAATTCATCGGGCTTGATTCCAACTTTAAGAGCGCTCGCATAGAGGTCTTCCCAATCGATACGAGCGCTCTTATTTAGTTTTTTTCGATCCCTTGCCGACGCGTTTCCCGGTTTGGTTTGTTTTCCGATTGAGGGAACGCCGATTCTAATGCCATTGCTGCCTTTTCGATTACCGCTTCAAAGCCAAGTTCATCGATGAGATCGCCTACTTCTTTTTGAGTGATGTCGTATGTTCCATCGCCGTTATCGAATTGATGGAGCAATCCAGCCCACACAATGGTACGAATCGCTTTAAAACCAAGTCCGCCGCGTTCAAAACGAACAAGAATCTCCGGTAACGTTAGACCGAGAGCATCTTCAAGTTCCACCAACGCGTTTGTTGTATAACGCAATGAATAATCACCGTTTAATTTGACAATGCCTTTTGCTTTATTTGCCATTTCATATCCCCCTTTAGTGTTTGGAAATAAAAAAGGTACCCATCAATGGGTACCTATCGCATTAAGGAGTTATAGGAGTCCAAGGTTCATCTAATTGAAATTCGACCGAAACCGTCGATGCATCATTATCCGGCCATTCTTTCGAGATTGTCGAAACGAGCGCTGTCGCTTCTTCGATATCGGTTCCATTTTCTGTCCGACGTAAAACGACAGGCTCTTTATTTTTCATCGCATCTTCAAGCGCTTTAAATGCCGCATCGTTTGGAACATAAAGCGCTTCGAGGGAAACCGTATCATCTTGTTTCCCATAAATCCATTTTGTGTGGTCCGAATCTTTGGAGCTTGCTTCGATCAAGTTCCGCGTTGATTCAGTCGAAAGGTTGGTTTGTTCCGCAACCGGTGTCCAGTTTGGAGTGACATCATCGCCAAGGTTCACCAACACCAACACCGACGCACCATCGATACCTTTAGAACGAGCCATNATTCTACACCTCCATTATTCTGAAACGGAATCGAGTGATTCCTTGTCTTGCTCTTCCATCGGGAGATTCAATGGTTTCCTCCATTTCGAGCCTTGCGAGCATTACCGCGAAGTTCTCTCCAACATCGATCGGTTCCCGGCTGATCGCGTCAAAAATCAACGGGTGGATTTTCAACAGAATTTCTTCATCGCCGGGATAATCCGACCAGGTGTGAATGGTGATTGTCACCTCTTGACCGGCCGAGGTTTTGGAATCCCAGGGAAAGCCGGTCATTTCCCCCAGGACGATATAGGGAAAACGCGCGTGTTTATCCACATAGTCATACACACCACTAACAACGGATTGAATCGCCGGATCTTCGCTTAAACGTTTATACACCGCCGATTTGACAAGGCCCAGCGTTGAAACGAGCTTTTTATTCATCATAGCGTTTTATACAACTCCTCAATTCTTTTGAGGAAATCTTCTCTTTCCGCTTCGAATGCAGGGAAAAGGAATGGCTGTGGTTTGGCCCCTCGGAAATTGATCCACCATTCGCCGGTTTTCGGATGCTTAAAGGACCAAGGTGTCTTTCTACCAGGAATGTCCGGATGTTGCGCGTAAATACCCGTTCCCCATTCTTGATAGGCCGCATAAGGCAATCGNGAACCGACACGCGCCGCCATTCCATTCTGAAACTTTTCGATAACAATCGAAGCACGAAGCGCTCCATCATCCACCGGAGCGCGTTTTTTTGCGCCGCGTTGAATGTCGATCGCTTTCTGATTAACAAGCTCTGCGGTTTCTTTTTTCTTCTTTTTGGCCAGGATTTCAAAACGCTCGATGGTTTTATCCAGGCCCTTCATTTGTACGTTAAGTCTAGGCTTGGCCATCACACCACCTCCGAGCATTCGATGGTCAACATCGTTTTTATTTCATCCGGGTACACATTCACGATTTCAAAAATGCGCCCATCGTANACAATCCGGTGGTGGACCGTAATACCAGGACGATAGCGCATTTCAATCTCATGGGTGATNCCGCCTTTCACCTGCATGGCTTCGTATCGTCTTTCCCCTTTTATTGGCTTTACGTTCGCCCAGGCAGAAAAAAGATCGCTCCATTCCTCCCGGCCGCCACCCATCGAATCATTCACCCTAGTGGATTCCTGGACCGTTACACGATGCCGCAGTTTACCAATCTTCATCAGTGCATTCCTCCGGTTGGCCAAAATCGCCATCAAACGGATAATCACGCAGATGTTGAATCATCGAAAAATCCGGTGGTGGAACTTGGCCGCGATTTTCGTATAATTGGGCCATTCGGTTAAGCACCCACAGCTTCACTTCATCCGGCGCTTCATTTTCGATGACATTTCCCGTTTCATCAGTGGTAGAAAAATCGGTATTTAGAAAACGCTCCGCTTCATTACTCGCCGTCTTTTTCAGATTTTGAATCAGAGCGTCTTCTAGATCGTTTTCCACCCGAAGAAACAGTTTCATTTCCTCCAGCGTCATCGTTATTTTTAGACTCATTCTCGTCCACCTCTTCCACTAGGCCGGATTCAATCCATGATTTCACATATTTATCCGCGACTTTTAATTCTTTGGAATCGTATTCTTGCCCAGGAGTTAGAACTTCGCTGCCAATAATCAATGCCGCTTTCGCTTTGAATTTCAACGTTAATCACCTCCTTCAAAAAGAAAAGGGAACGGAAAAATCCGTCCCCGTTTCATTATGCTGATGGAACTTTCAAGATGACCAAAGCATCCGGACGGATGACACCGCCACCGACGCGACGTTTGTAACGGAAACCGACCAAACCTTGCTCGATGAATTTCTCTTCAAGACGTTTGATTGATCCGCCGTTCCGGTTAAGGATACGATAACCTTGATAGAAATCACCGAATACGGCTACTTTGGCCTCCGTTCCATCCACCGGGATTGTTGGGATATCATCCTGCGTATAGATTGGATAACCGTTAAATGTTGCTGGCTTACCAGCAATGAGCGATGGCTGCCATAAATATTGCTGATTTCCGTCTTTTAGCAAGCGAAGCGCCAATTCAGTCTGCGAGTTAACGACATATGCCCCATTTCGGCGATATTGCGCTTTGACTTGGTATGGCAACTTAATGAAATCATCAGCATTAACAGCGCCAACTTGTCCAGCATCGAATGTTGGAACCGCAGAGTTGAGAATTCCCTCCGGTTGGCCGTTTGCATGACCGGTACCAACAAACATCGCCGTATCCTCTGCTTCCGCAAATGCGCGAGCATACGAATCAGAGAGATATGCTTCTAGGTTTTGGTCCGAATCTTCGAGTTCGTCTTCACCGATCGTAGTCCAGCCGAATACATCTTCTACGTAGATGTATTCATCATCCGGAACAAGATCGGATTCGCCCTCTGCCCATTGAGTGCCGATACCAGTCTCTAATTTACCCCACACAACTTTAACTTCGTTCAACGAACGGCGACGTTGACGGTTGGATGTTGTAGTGCGCACTTGGGCTAATTGACGAGCGATCGTAATTTTTGGCAATTCACGAACGATCTCGTTATCGAGCGCTTCCGGTACCAAGATTTCGCCAGCTGAATCTTGAACAAGCGCCTTTCTTTCTTCCGGAGTCATGCCGGATTTGCCTTCACGAATGAATTTAAAGAAGGCGGCCTTTTGCTCCGGTGTCATTTGGTTTTGTTTGCTTTCGCCATTTTCGCCGCCAGGCATAATCGGACGATTCGCTTTTGTTTCAAGTTCGTCGATACGAGATTTCAACTCGTCCATTTTTTCGTTAAGTTTAGTAACCAAGTTCTTTGTTTCTTGTGTTGCATCCCCCAGCTTTTCTTTTTCTTCATGGAACGCATCACGCGCTTTTTTGAATTCTTCAAAGACATTGCTTAATTGCTCTTGTAATTGTTTTAAATCCATAGTGATCCCCTTTCTGTTTTTTGATTTTGATATCATGCGGCTTTTCTTCCCCAGGAGTGGTCCAATAAACCGGCTCCGTTTAGGACAGAAAAGTGCAAGAAAAAAACGCCCTTATAGGCGTTGAAAACTCAA